ATGGCACTTTTGACAATCTGCCAGCACACCTTTCAAAACGTGCAGGCGTATGAGGATGCCGTGGAGGATGTGGAGGCGCTGAAGGTCAACGTGCGGGAATGCTACTCGGAGATCACGAAAACCTCGGAACAGATACAAAGCTCTGTCCGGGAGACGTATCTTTCCAAGTCGGAGCTGGAAAGCATCCAGAAGGATTTCCAGGCGAGCATCACCCAGAACAGCAGTGAGATCCGCATGGACTTTACGCAGATCACCAATGAAATCATCAACAACGTGTCAGCCAACCAGACGCTTTTGGAGGAGTATATCCGGTTCAAGGGTGCGCTGATCGAACTTGGAAAAGTGGGGAATGCGTTCACGGCGGAGCTGTCCAATGAGGAGCTGGCTTTTAAGGAGAACGGGCAGAAGATTGCCTATATTTCCAACCAGAGTCTTGTGATTACCAATGCGGAGATCCGGAACAAGCTGTCCCTTGGCAATGAGAGCCGGGGATGGTTTGATTTTATACCCAGGGCCAACGGGAACCTGTCCATCAAGTGGCGTGATCCGGTTGGATAACGATAGAATGATAGATTTTGTGAGGAAGGAGGGAGGAAAGTATGGCATCCAGCGGCAGTTTTTCCGGCTCCATCCACAGCGGGCATTATGTGCTGCGGGTGGACTGGACACAGACAAAAAATGTATCCGCAAATACCAGCACCATCACGGCGAAAGCCTATCTGGTCAATGACTGGAGCTTAAGTATCAACGCACGGTCTGATAATAAAGTGACGATTGACGGCACGGCACAGACTTATGCGTCCCCCGCCATCAGCAGTACGGGAACCCATCTGCTCGGCACGGTCACGCAGACGGTAAACCACGGCAGTGACGGAACTAAGAGCCTGGCCATGAGCGCGGTGTTCTATATCCGTGCGACTTTAAGCGGCACCTATTATGAGTCGATCACAGCCAGCGCCAATATTACGCTGGATTCCATTGCGCGGGCATCCACGGTTTCCGCCTCCAATGTGGAGATGGGGTCTGCGACCACGATTGCCATCAGCCGTGCCTCCTCTTCTTTTACCCACACGCTGACCTATGCCTTTGGCAGCGCCACGGGGACGATTGCCACAAAGACCACATCCACATCCGTGTCCTGGACGCCGCCCCTTACGCTGGCAGGCCAGATACCGAAGGCGGTGACGGGAACCGGCACGATTACCTGCACCACCTATAACGGAAATACGAGCATTGGGAGCAAGACCTGTACGCTGACACTGACCGTCCCGGCATCGGTAAAGCCTACGATCACCAGCCTGACAGCGGCCAGGGTGGATGGGGCGGTGCCAAGTACCTGGGGGATTTATGTGCAGACGAAGTCCAAAGCAACCCTCACCATCAATGGGGCAGCGGGAAGTTACGGCTCCACGATTTCTTCCTATTCCATTACGGGCGGCGGGTACACCAGCACGGCATCCAGTTTTACCACAGGGTTTCTGAATACTTCCGGCACGGTTACCTTTACGGCAACGGTGACGGATTCCAGGGGGCGTGTGTCAGCGGCGGCCACAGTGAGCATTTCCGTAGTGGCCTATTCCCCGCCGTCCTTTGCCAGCTACCTGTCACAGCGGTGCTTAAGCAGCGGGACAGCCAATGATGACGGGACATATATCCGGGGGCAGGTTTCTTACAGTTATACCTCGTGCAGCAGTAAGAACACCATTACACGTGCCACTTATTACAAAAAGGCATCGGATACTGCATGGACGAATGCCGGAGCTTCCTTTAGTTCCGGTACGGCATTTACCTTCGGCGGAGGAAACATCTCCACGGAGACATCCTATGACATCAAATATACTTTGACGGATGCCTTTACCACCATTGCCATCCAGGACATCGTATCTACGGCCGCCGTGGTCATGGATTTTAAGCGGGGAGGCAAAGGCGTAGCGGTTGGAAAGGTTTCGGAGGTGGACAACGCCTTTGAAGTTGCGGAGGATTGGGATGTCCGGGTGTACGGGAAACTCTTAAAAGATTATATCCAGTCCTTCATTAAGACGATGTATCCGGTGGGCAGTATCTATATGAGCGTCAACGCCACCAATCCCTCCGCCTACTTTGGGGGAACCTGGGTAGCCTGGGGCGCAGGGCGGGTTCCTGTGGGCATCAACACATCCGACGGCAACTTTAATACGGTGGAAAAGACGGGCGGTACGGCAACGGTGGCACTTTCTGCGGCGCAGATGCCGGCCCATACACACGGAGTCGGTACGCTGGCGGCAGCAAGTGCCGGAGCGCATACCCATAACCTGAAAAACCAAAAGGCTGCATGGGGTGTGGATGGCGCAGGCAACCGTGTCATGGTGGATGCGACTTCCGGCTATACGGCGCTGACCAACAAGGCGACCGCCAGTGCCGGGGCGCATACGCATACGATTTCCGGTGCAACAGCATCAGCAGGAAGCGGCAGCGCCCACAGCAACTTACAGCCGTATATAGTCTGTTATATGTGGAAACGGACGGCTTAGATAATTAAATAATAGGATTAATCAGGAAAACAGGCAGTTCACCTTCGCGGTGGCTGCCTTTTTCAATACAACATTTTTTAAGGAGGATTCCATTATGAAAGAGTTCTGGAACACGATTCAATTCATTTTTACAGCTGTCGGGGGCTGGCTTGGCTATTACCTTGGCGGTTGTGACGGCCTGCTGTATGCGCTGCTGGCCTTTGTGGTGGCGGACTATGTCACAGGAGTGATGTGTGCGGTCAGTGATAAAAAGCTGTCCAGCGAAGTGGGTTTTAAAGGCATCTGCCGGAAGGTGCTGATTTTTATCCTCGTGGGGATCGCCAACATTCTTGACGTACAGGTCATTGGCACCGGAAGCGTACTGAGGACTGCGGTCATTTTCTTTTATATTTCCAATGAAGGTCTGAGCCTGTTGGAAAACGCCGGACATCTGGGGCTGCCCATTCCGGAGAAGATGAAAGTGGTGCTGGCACAGCTCCATGACCGGGCAGAAGAAAACAATAAGGAGGAAGAATGAGTATGAGATTGGTACAGAGTATTTTGACAAAGAACCCCTGCTATACGGCAGGGAGAAAGATCACGGTCAAGGGGCTGATGCTCCATTCGGTGGGATGCCCGCAGCCCAAGGCATCGGTGTTCATTAACAGCTGGAACAGCCCGTCTTATAACAATGCCTGTGTGCATGGATTTATTGACGGCAACGATGGCACGGTGTACCAGACGCTTCCGTGGAACCACCGAGGCTGGCACTGCGGCTCCGGCAGTAAGGGAAGCGGCAACAATACCCATATCGGAGTGGAGATGTGTGAACCGTCGTGTATCAAGTACACAGGCGGTTCTTCTTTTACCTGCTCGGATAAAGCAACCGCAAGGGCAGTAGCAAAGCGGACCTATGAGTCGGCAGTAGAATTGTTTGCTATGCTTTGTAAGCAGTACAACTTAAACCCGACCGCCGATGGCGTCATTATCAGCCACAGGGAGGGACACAGCCGGGGGATCGCCAGCAACCACGGGGACCCGGAGCATCTGTGGAATGGGCTCGGCATGGGTTACACGATGGATGGATTCCGTAAAGCAGTGAAGGCGAAGATGAATGGCTCCAGCAACACAGATCATTCTGGTACTTCCGGCCTGCAGGCATCCGCCCTTAAAAATCTGTCCGAGGCAGATGTGATCGCCAAGGTAGGGCCGCTGTTTACCGCAGACCAGAAAGCAAGCGGTATTCTGGCATCAGTGTCTCTGGCACAGTTCATTCTGGAGAGCGGATATGGGAAGAGTGAACTGGCACAGAACGCCAACAACTGCTTTGGCATGAAGAAGTCACTCTCCGGGAATACCTGGGGCGGTTCTGCCTGGGACGGTACTTCCATCTACACCAAGAAAACGCAGGAATACGAGAATGGTGCGTATGTGACCGTGACAGCAGATTTCCGCAAATATCCGTCCGTTGAGAAATCCATTGCAGACCATTCCGCTTATCTTTTGGGAGCGAAGAACGGGAGCAGGCTGCGCTATGATGGCCTGAAAGGGTGTACCGATTACAAGAAGGCGGTGCAGATCATTAAGGATGGCGGTTATGCCACTTCCCCAACCTATGTGGAGAACCTTTGCTCCATCATTGAGAAGTGGAAGCTGACACAGTATGATGCGGCAAATGCCGGGACTACGGAAGCCTGGTACCGTGTGCGTAAGACCTGGGCGGATGCAGCATCCCAGAAAGGTGCATTCCACAGCCTGGAGAATGCGAAGAAGTGTGCGGATGAGAATGCAGAGTATTCCGTGTTCGATGAATCCGGTAAGAATCTCTATACCGGAAAAAAGGCAGCCTTCCAGCCGTATCTGGTGAAGGTATCTGTTTCTGACCTGCGTATCCGCAAAGGCCCCGGTACGGATAAGGCTAAGACTGGGAAGTACACAGGGGAAGGCATCTTTACGATTGTAGAGGAAGCAGACGGTCTCGGCGCATCCAAGTGGGGGCTTTTGAAAGCGTACCAGAAGAACCGTGACGGATGGATTTCGCTTGATTTTGCACAGAGAGTATAAGGAAAAAGCACCATGTTTTTTGTTTCTGCCGGCTGCATAGGATGTGGCCGGCAGAAACTGTACTTAGGGCAGGTTTCCTGTAAATGGTCAATATTCCCGTCTTTACATATCAGAAGGGAGTGTTTGGAATGGAAGAAAGAAAAGTACAGGTCCTTAATGCACCGGCAGAGGCGGCACCGGGGAAAAAGCAGTTCACGCAGGAAGAACTGCAGCGGGAATATGACTATATACGGGCGGAAAAGACGACCAGGCAACTGCTTGATCTTGGGTTGGTTACGATAGAAGAATTCAACAAGATCATGGCGCTAAACCGGGAATCTTTCTCTCCGGCACTGGCAAGGATTATGCCCTGAAATGCTTGCTATAGAGGGGCTTTGACGGTAACATGTCACGTACCGGAAAGGAAGGTGAGTGGATGAAAAGGATAACAAAGATTGATAAGGTAGAAACCCTTATCCCTAAAAAGCTCCGGGTGGCGGCTTACTGCAGGGTATCAACAGGAAGTGACGAACAGCTGGTAAGCCTGGAGGCGCAAAAATCCCATTATGAGTCCTTCATAAAAGCAAATCCGGAATGGGAGTTTGCGGGAGTCTATTATGATGAAGGGATAACCGGAACCAAGAAAGAGAAAAGGACACAGCTGTTAAGGCTGATTTCAGACTGCGAAGCACACAAGGTTGATTTCATTGTTGTAAAGTCTATCAGCCGGTTCGCAAGGAATACAACGGATTGTCTGGAACTGGTGCGGAAACTGACGGACCTTGGCGTCTTCATCTATTTTGATAAGGAAAACATCAATACCCAGTCCATGGAGAGCGAACTGATGCTTTCCATCCTGAGCAGCCTTGCGGAGAGCGAGTCCGTTTCAATTTCTGAAAACAGCAAATGGGGAGTCAAGAGAAGGTTCCAGAACGGCACGTACAAGATTTCCTATCCGCCATACGGATATGATTATGTGGACGGGGGAATGGAGATCAACCCGGAGCAGGCAGAGATTGTAAAATATATTTTTGCACAGGTGCTATCTGGAATCGGTACACACCAGATAGCGGACGAACTGAACGCCAGAAGAGTACCTACAAAAAAGGGTGGGAAATGGACGGCATCAACGGTCCGGGGCATGATTTATAACGAGAAGTATGTGGGGGATGTGATCTTCCAGAAAACCTATACGGACGAGCACTTTAACAGGCATACGAACTATGGGGAGAAAGACCAGTACCTGATGGAATGCCACCATGAACCAATCATCAGTCGAGAAGATTTTGAGGCTGCCGGGGCGGTCCTCAATCAGAGGCGGCTGGAAAAGGGAATCACAAAAGGCGGCGGAAAATATCTGAACCGGTACCCGTTCTCAGGGAAAATTATCTGTTCGGAATGCGGAGGTAAATTTAAGCGGAGGATACACAGCAAAAACGGCGGAAAGTATGTGGCATGGTGCTGCGGGAAACATATCGATGACGTCACAGCGTGTTCCATGAAATTCATCCGCAACGCGGATGTGGAGAAAGCCTTCGTGACGATGATGAACAAACTGGTTTATGGACGGAGGTTTGTGCTGAGGCCCCTGCTGGAAAGTCTGAGGGAGATGGACCGGTCGGACAGTTTCGGCATGATACAGGAATTGGAATTGAAGATGGAAAAAAATGCAGAGCAGAGACAGATACTCACCGGCCTGATGGCGAAAGGGTATCTGGAACCTGCTCTTTTTAATAAGGAAAACAATGAATTATTGCAGGAAGCGGCGGAACTGGAGATGCAAAAGAACGGGCTTTCCCATTCTGTAAATGGGGAAATGGTAAAGACCGGGGAAGTGGAGGCACTTTTGAAATTTGCGGAGAAAAGTGAGATGCTCACAGCCTTTGACGGGGAACTCTTTGGAAGGTTTGTGGAGCAGATCACCGTATATTCCAGAACCGAGGTCGGCTTCCAGATGAAATGCGGGCTCACGCTCAGGGAAAGGATGTGATGGGATGGGACATACACCATATGGATACCGGATTGAGGAAGGACGTGCGGTGATTGATGAGGAGCAGGCAGAAAGGGTCAGGGAACTGTACCGGGGGTACCTGTCGGGGCTTGCCCTGATGCCGGCCGCAAAGCAGGCGGGGATTGAGACCTGGCATGGTTCTGCCAAACGGTTATTACAGAACAGGCATTATCTTGGGGATGCGTATTACCCGGCGATCATTGACCGGGAGACGTTTGACAAGGTGGAGCAGGAACTTAAAAAACGGGCAGAAAAGCTGGGCAGGGTATGGGAACAAAAGGAAGAAGAAATGGTTACCTATCCGGTGGATTTTTCCACAAAGCCTATGGAGAAACAATATGAAGATCCATTTATGCAGGCAGAATATGCCTACAGCCTGATAGAAAGTGAGGGTTAGATATGGGGCAGATGGTTGGAAACCCGAAGGTTACCGTTATCCCTGCCAGACCGCGTATGGGGATGGGAAGGAATAACGAAGAAAGACAAAAGATCCGTGTAGCTGCCTACTGCCGTGTTTCTACGGACAGCGATGAGCAGGCCACAAGTTATGAAGCACAGATTGAGCATTACACGGCGTTCATCAAAAAGAATCCAGATTGGGAATTTGCCGGGATATTCGCGGATGATGGAATCTCCGGAACGGATACCCGGAAGCGGGAAGAATTTAACCGCATGATCGAAGAGTGTATGGAAGGGAAAATCCAGATGGTCATTACAAAGTCCATCAGCCGTTTTGCAAGGAATACACTGGACTGCCTGAAATATATCCGGCAGCTGAAGGACAGGGGCATCCCCGTGTTTTTTGAGAAGGAAAACATCAACACAATGGATGCAAAAGGTGAAGTCATGCTGACCATCATGGCGTCATTGGCTCAGCAGGAAAGCGAGTCATTAAGCCAGAATGTGAAAATCGGCCTACAGTACCGTTACCAGCAGGGGCTTGTACAGGTCAACCACAACCGCTTCCTCGGATATACGAAAGATGCTGAGGGGCATCTCGTCGTTGAGCCGGAAGAAGCAGAGGTGGTCAAGCGGATCTACCGGGAATACCTGGAGGGCGCAAGCCTTTTGCAGATCGGGAGGGGGTTGGAGGCGGACGGCATCCTTACCGGGGCAGGAAAGAAAAAATGGAGGCCGGAGACCATAAAGAAAATCTTGCAGAACGAAAAATATATCGGGGATGCGCTGCTTGCGAAAACATATACGGTGGATTTTCTCACAAAAAAGCGGGTAAAGAACAACGGGATCGTACCTCAGTATTATGTGGAGAACAGCCATGAGCCGATCATCCCCCGTGACCTTTATATGCAAGTGCAGGAAGAAATGGTACGGCGGACAAATCTGCACAGCGGGGAAAACAGGAAGAAAAGGGTTTACAGCAGTAAGTATGCGTTATCGAGCATTGTTTACTGCCCGAAATGCGGTGAAATTTACCGCAGGATTGCGTGGAACAACAGAGGAAAGCGCTCCACAGTGTGGCGGTGCTGCACCCGCGTGGAACACGGGCCGGAAGGATGTGACGCGCCGACGATCCAGGAGTCAAAATTACAGGAGGCGGTGGCAAGGGCAATCAATGACTTGATAGGCGGCAGAGATACTTTCCTGCCCATCCTGCAGGCGAATATCTTTCAGGTGCTTGAGAATAACAGCTGCGGGAAGATTGCAGAGATTGACCGCAGGCTGGTGGAACAGCAGCAGAAACTACTGAAACTGGCAAATGGAAAGAAAGATTACAACGCTGTGGCCGATGAAATCTACAGCCTCCGGGAGCAGAGACAGAAGGTGCTGGCACAGGATGCGGAGCGTGACGGGCAGAAGAAGCATATCGAAGAGATGAAAGCATTCCTGGAGGAACAGAAGGATATACCGATAGAGTATGATGAACAGCTGGTCAGGCGGCTGGTGGAAAAGGTAACCGTTTTTGATGAGAAGATAGCAGTGGAATTTAAGTCTGGTGTGGAGATAGAAGTGGATAGATAGGTATGGCATGGGGCATCCTGCAGGTTCAGATGAGCTTGTGGGATGCCTTTTTTTCGTGCGGAAATTAGTGTGTGTATAGAGGAATAGTGGATTGTGTTTAGCAACCATGTGGTTTATAATGGAAATGTCTGGAGGAATGAAAATGACAACATCTGATATGGTTCGGGAACTTTGCGAAAAAATGAATATCAGTATTTCAGAGCTTGCTCGGAGGATTGGGCAGTCGCCACAGAATTTTAATAAGAAGTTGCAACGTGGAACTGTCAGTGTGAAAGAAATGATTGAGATTGCAAATGTGCTTGGAATATTGTTTGAGCAAGGTTTTACATTACCGGATGGACAAAGTATAAAAATATATAGTAACAAATATGGAGGATGAAAGGATGAAAAGCGAATTACTTCCATCTGTACAAGCTGTGGCAGAATTTATGCCGCCAAAAAAGAATGGCATATTTGAAAAATCTATGGAGGTGGCTAGACTACTTCTTGAACATGAACCTGTTTCAATAATTGCACATACGGTTGATGGTGCAATACAAAATTACGGTATGGTAAAAGAAATGAAATATCGCGCTAAGGCGATAAAATATGTAACTCATTTAGAAGAAGTAAGAATAAATGCTCAAGTTGAAATGGCGAGACTACAAAATCAAAATATGGCCATGAGATTATATATAGACAGAAGTTTTCAACAGTCATTGGACTATATGGAGGATGCATATTTAAGTCAGTCTCATAGGATAGCCCAGACTAGAAGGCAAATGATTCAAGAAGTTAATAATCAAGTTCAGAGGCACTTTGGAAACATAGATGGGCGATATATAGAAACTGTTCGGGAAAACGAATTAAAATGTGCGATGTATAGAGATTTTGTTAACCAGTCTGTAAAAGATGGGGTTACACAGTCTGATATCACAATGTTCATTGCTAAGAAGCTTGTTGACAATATGGATAGGTATAATAGTAGAGCAGTTACAAGTGTTTGCAATGTACTCACAGAAATGATGCGGCAAAATTCAAGAGTCTCATTTGAGGAATATTTAAGCCTTGAAAAACGGTTAAAGAGATTATGATGGGATGGTGAAAAATGAATTCGTATATCCTTTTAAGTATAGTGGGTGTAGTAGTTTTTATAATTATTATACTTATATTTAGTATTTCAAATAGAAAACGAAAAAGTAAAAGAAACAGTAATTACCATAGTATACGAAGTAAAGAATATAGAACGGAGATATATAATAATACACCGGAAGAATATCAGCAAAGTATAAGATATTTGTATAATAGGCTGGAGCAGTTAGATGAAGTAATGGCTAGAAATAATAGAAGTCTAAATGCTCAATCAGAACAAGCAGTAAAGGATATTTTGAGAAGAGCTGCTGAAGCTGAAAAAGAAATAAATCAATATTGGGAATTGAGCAAAAGGAAAGCAGATTTTTATTATTACATAGGCCTTCATTATACATCGTTTACTTTGGCAGATAAATTAACAGAAGAGCTTGAGTCACTAAGAAAAATTTATGGCATGTTATCTGATGTGATAAATAAAACTCAGTCTCAGATTAACGGATTAAAAGGGGAAATTAATGGTGCCAATACGGTGGCTAATATAGGGCAAGTAAAAAGAGAGCATCAAGAATTATGCAGAAAATGCGATGCGCTTAGAAAGACGAGAAAAATATGCGCTGAACAAATGGAGGATTGTAAAAAGTGTCGCGATAGGCAGAATGTAATCACAGCACAAAGAAGAGATTATATCGGTAAGAATTTTGGAAAAAAGGGAAAACAATGGCGTAATCGTATTATGGCAAAACACAAGAGGTGATTTTATGAATTGGCAGCATTTTCAAACATATAACGAAGCAGCAACTCGGGCATTTGAAGCAATGTGCAATCAATTATTTGAATTATGGATTGATAGGGAATATAAAGACACTAAGAAATCCTTTGTCGTAGTAAATGGAGCAGGTGGTGACGGAGGAGTAGAGTCTTATGCTACACTTGTAACTGGTGAAGAAATAGGAGTACAGGCGAAATGGTTCCCAGACAGTATCACTACATCACAGTTTAATCAAATAAAAAATTCTATTTTAACAGCTTTAGAGGTGCACCCAAAATTGACAAAATATATAGTGTGTGTGCCTAGAGATTTGTCAAATTTAAAAAAGGGAAAAGACGGAAAAATTGTTCGAGAAACTGAGTATCTGAAATGGAACAAGATCGTCACAGACATTAAAAGTAAATATCCTAACAGTAATATTATTTTTTGGGGTGACCACGTTTTGGAGACTCAATTGCAATATGCAGAGGCAGCAGGAGTTAGACGGTATTGGTTTGAAAAGGAAGAAATCACAAAAGAAAATTTACAATATTCATTTGACAAACAAAAGAATGGGTGGTTGGCTCAACGATATATTCCAGTTTTACATAATCAAGGGAAAATTCATAAAGAGATCAGTAATTTTTTAGGTGTATCGGAAGAGTGTATTTCTCTATTAGGAGAATTAAGGGACATAGAAAAATTGCTCCGAATGTTAATTGATGAGATAGGCGTTTTGTGTGAATTGCTACATGAAAAAAATATTTATTTAGATAAAATAGAACAACTACAAGAATTATGCGAAAGAGTAGGATGTCAGTTAGATGAGTTGTTAGGAATAAAAAATGCCTTTCAATGTGAAAACAAATTAGATCAATGGAACGAGTATGTTTTAACTTATAATGAATTAGAGAGCCTGGAAGAATGGATGGACAAGTGTTCGCATGGGGATAGTTTTCGCCATTTTTGGGATGTCAAAAAGATAATAGAAAAGATTTATAATGTTAATATGCCTCAGTTAATAGAAAAGCTGAAGCAGAGGTGTAATTATGATAAATTAGTTATAATAGGCGGGCAAGGAACAGGAAAAACGCATGGGATTGCAAATGTAACTGAAACGCAGTTGGATCAAAATTATCATATACCTATTCTGGTTCAAGCAAAGAGCGTTTCACCTCAAGATGAATGGAAGGATATGATAATTCGTGTATTGGGACTGTCTCAAGGGTGGAGCGAAGAAGAATTGTGGTCTGCATTAGAGGCGCTATCATATAGAAATGAGATTAATAATTCATTGTCGCGAAATGAGATTCGTATTATTCCTAAAGTAGTAATTTGTATTGATGGAGTCGATGAAATTAAACCATATACTCGTTGGAATGATCGAATAAGTCAAGTAAATGCAATTACTTCTAGGCACCAAAGAATCAGATTTTGTTTTACGGGTCGTCCGTATGCATTCGATCGTAAAAGGATGCTATCGGAACAAAATCTAAAAAGAGTTGTTTTATCGGATGATGGAGATGTTCCTGTGAGAACGATATACGATAAATATACTCAATATTATAATGTTGACGATGAAGGGGCAAAATGGCTTCGTTATTCTATAAGTACGCCGTATGCTTTAAAATTAGTGTGTGAGCTTTATGAAGGAAAACACATTGGTCAAATTGGAAAGTCGGATGTTACAGTTTCTAATTTGTTACGAGAAAAGTTTGATAAATTAAATGAGGAATTTAAAACTATAGCAGGGTTTGAAGAAAATACAAGGGATCAGATTGTAAAAATAGTATTGCTAAAAATTAATGAGATATTTGAAAACCATAATGAGGCTACGCGAGCACAAGTTAAATCGGTTTTGAGAGAATTAGATATTTACCGTTATTTAGATGAACTGGGATTGGATAGAATTCTGGATTTTTTAGAGAAGCATTCTTTTCTGCAATCATATCAAAAATGTGCAAAAAGTTTTTTTGAAGAGAATGAAACAATTTATTTTTTAGGTGTGCAGCCAGTATATGATTATTTGAAAGCTCTTCGACTATTTGAAAAGAGCGAGTATACAGAGGATTTGAACTTGGATGCTCAGGTTTTGGAGAATACTGGAGCACTCCAAATGTACTCTGTAATGGTTTTGGAAAACTACGGAAAGATATTGTGGAATAATAAATCTTGTCAAGAACACTTGTATGAAGAAGATTTGTTCAGTGTCAGCGCATTTGCTTTGACAAATGTAAATGAAAGTATTTCTGGTAAATATGCAGAGTGGCTAAGAGAATTAATGGGTGGAAATGCATACGCTTTATCCATAACGGTTAATAAAATAGTTCTTCCGCTTGCCAGAGACAGAGAGCATCCGTTGGGTACCAGGCTTCTTGATCAGTGTTTAAGCGCATTTGGCAAATCCGCTGATAGGGATGTTATTTGGTCAGTTCCATCAAAACTTGATGCAAATGATGATTATCCATGGATTCGTCCTGACGATATAGAATACATGAATGAATCATATAAACTGGAAAATGCAGATTGTTTTGATGGAATGCCATTAGTTTGGGCATGGGGACTAACTTCTGTTGATAATGAGCAAAGAACAATGATTCGCCAGGAAATTACAAAATGGGGAATTGAACAGCCAGAAGAATTTTATAAGCTATTTGAACATTTTGTAGGTGTTAATGATATTCAGGCTAAGATTGATATTTTTGCGATTGCAATGGCAGTTACATATGTGTGTAGGAAAAATCGTTCATATTTGAAATTAATCTCAAAATGGATAGATCGTAATATTTTTCAATATGGAAAAATAAAAAATATGCACAATGCGGCAATTAGATATTATGCGAGAGCAATTATGGAATGTGCATATTCAGAAGGGATAATTACTAGTACACAGATTAATAAATGTCGTCCGCCATATAGAATCGGCACATCACTTTTACCCTTTGCTCCAGAAGCAACAACTGGAACAAGGATGGGAGGGTATAAAACGATGGATTACGATTTAGCTAGATATGTGTTATGTGATCCGCTAAATCGAATGTTTCTTTCAAATAAAAACTATAAGAGAGAGATTGATAAAATTGTAATAAGATACGGTAGAAAATATCATTTACAGGATTTGACAAGTGAAAAGTGGATTTTAGGCAGTGCTTTTGGACAAATAAAGAAGGCCGGTTGGTGTGAGGATATTTTTTACGGAAAACCAAATGGAGGGAAAAAAGGAGAAAATTTAGGCCTAGATATTGCAATAAGTAGAAAATATGGGTCTGCAACACATGGAAGCATGAGTCGGATTATGACAATTGCAGAAAAATATACATGGTGTGCAAAAATGGAATTACTAGGATATTTGGCTGATAGGATACCCTATGGTGGATATGAATATATTGATGATTATGGCCAGTTAGAAGATTATGTTAATCCATATCAAGAACTTTGCCAAATTGATGTAGAAAAGGTAATGGAAGAAACAGACTGGATTTTACCGGAAGAGTTGACGCCATCCATTAAAGGCTGTGGCTATGATAAAGATGGTATTCAAAAGTGGCTTGTTAAATCAACTATACCAACTTTTGAAAAGTGGATTAAAATTCAAAAGGGAACTGTGACATTGTTTGGAGCACATTTTGTAAGTAATGAGATTCAAGGTGTTACAACTATGATGTGGATATCTTCTGGTCTTATCCGTAAAGGGACAATATCATCACTTATTAAAAACTTAAAAGATAGGGACTTGGCTATGGAATTAATTAATGCTGCAGATTTTCTTGCCTATCCGACATCAGATTGTTATGTTTCACCTTTAGAAGTGTGCTGGTTTAACTGGAAGGACGAACACGGTTCAGATATATTATATGGCAATAATGTATTGTATAAAAATGTAGCAAGATGTATTTGTGATATACAGGGGAAGGGCGAAACAGAGTATGAGATACCATCCAAAGCAGTAAGAAAAATGATGGGGATTGTAAGTGGAGATGGGTATCACTATTACAATGAAGAAGGTATTGAAATCGCAAGTTACATAGATGCGGGAGAACGTTATGGCGATAGTCAACATATGCTTCTAGCTGATGAAGGCGTTTTTGTTTCTAAAGCTTCTGAATTGGGATTGCAGCCAGTTTGGATTGTTAGAGTATTAAAGGAAATATCGAATAAGGCCAGAGAGAGGTTTGACATTTATATGGATAGAGATGAAACATATTTAGTCTGGAAGAATAGTCAACGTTGGCAAGCACGGAAGATTGAATGGGAAGATTAA